GGGGTAAAGAAAACCCCTTAAAATGTTGATTCTTAGAGTTTTTAATGATGAATACCAACAAAAATGCACTGTTGACAGTAGTCACTGGCACGACTGTTGTGCCATCGGCTGTTGTAAATGATTCTGAAATTCCGCGCCCGCAAAAGGTACTAACGGATGCTCAAAAGTCTGTGTGGAATTACATAGCAAAGGCACTCAAGCAACATGGATTAATTCATAAGACCGATGTGATGGTGTTACACGTTATTGTTTCCACATTCTGCCGTTGGATTGATGCTGAGAAGCGAGTGGATGACTTGATTGCTGAAAAAGGCACATACATTGTTACCACGACAAACGGTTACGAGCAGCCTCATCAAATGTTTTATGTTGCTCAAAAATTGAAACGTGAATTGCTGCAATGGCTGCCTGAAGCCTGTCTAACCATTCCGTCATTTAGCAAAGTGAAACAGGCTAAAGGGGGGGATATTGGTCAAGGTGATTTGTTTGCCGACAACCTTGGCCAGTTTGTTGCTAGTAAACCGCGCTTGGTACATAGCCGGTGAGAAATGCCGAGCTTGATTATGATGCCTACGGTCAGGCGGTGCTTGCTGGTGAAATTGTGGTTTGTAAGTGGGTGCGGTTGGCAATTGAGCGTCACTATCGTGATTTAGAAAGTGGACATGAGCGCGGTATTCAATTTGTACCTGAGTTAGCGAGACACGCTTTATCCTTTTTTGATTATTTGCGTCACTCAAAAGACGAGTGGGCAGGTAAGCCCTTTATTTTAGAGCCGTGGCAAGCATGGTGTACGGCGGTTATTTTTGGGTGGGTTCGTGTCAAGGATGGCACACGGAGATTTAGAAAAGCATACCTCCGTGTGGCTCGCAAAAATGGTAAGACGACGTGGTTGGCAGGTATTGGTTTATATTTAACGGCAGGTGATGGCGTAGCAGGAGCTGAGGTTTATACCGTTGCCACTAAATTAGAACAGGCAAAACTCATACATAGTGAGTCTGAGTTGATGGTGCGTATGTCGCCAGCCCTCAAACGTCACTTGATGATTTATAAAAACAAGATTTTTTTGCCCAATACGTCAACAAAGTATGTGCCTTTAGGTGCTGATGCCGACACGCAAGACGGTCTTAATCCACACGGCACGTTGATTGACGAATTACACGCGCATACGACATCTAAGATGTGGGACATCATGCAAAGTGCCACGGGTGCAAGGTCGCAACCGTTGACGGTGGCTATTACCACCGCAGGTTTTAACAGTGAAGAAACTATTTGTGTGATTCAAGACAATCACATCAAAGCGGTTTTAGAGCAAGCCTTTGAAGATGATAACTATTTTGGAATCATCTACGAGTTAGACGATGAGGATGATTGGAAAAATCCAGAGGTATGGATTAAAGCGAACCCATCGCTTGGTGGGTCAGTAAAAATTGATAACTTGGCTGAAGATGTTTTGTTAGCGGTTAATCAACCGTCATCATTAACAAACTTACTGACCAAGCGCATGAATCGTTGGGTTAAGTCCTCTAATTTGTGGATGCCAATGGACAAATGGCGAGCCTGTAAACGGGCATTTAGCTATGACGATTTAAAGGGTGCGTCGGTTGTCTTTGGTGGGCTAGATTTAGCGTCCGTGAGTGATATGTGTGGCTTTGCCATGTTAGCAATTATGCCCGATGGTCAACGCCGTGCCTTCATTAAAAGCTATTTGCCTGAAGATGCGGCCTTAGATAAGTCTAGTAAAAATCGAATTTTATATGAGCGTTGGGCGCGTCAAGGCTTTTTAACCTTAACGCCTGGTAACGTGGTCGATTATAACTGGATTAAAAAAGATATTTTGCAGGCGTGTGAGGATCTACCGATTCACGAGGTGGCCTTTGACCGCTGGAACAGTAGCCAGTTAGTCAGTGACTTACTGGAAGAAGGCGTACCGATGGTAGGTTTCGGTCAAGGTTATGTCAGTATGAATCCTGCTATGTTGGATTTAGAGCGGCTGATATTGGGCAAAACCATTGAGCATGACGGCAATCCTGTATTGACGTGGGCGATGGGTAATTTAGTAGCGACTAGCGACCCTGCGGGCAGTATCAAACCTGATAAAGCAAAAAGCACCAATAAAATTGATGCGGCAGTGGCATTGATTATGGCCAATGGCCGTGCAATGGCTTTTGTTGGTGAAGCCGATGTGATGTTGTGCGTTTAGCCTTATTATTTTTTAAGAGAAAGCCCCATGAGTAAGCGTTCGCGCCACGCGCAGAAACAAAAAATCAGCGCGTCCGCAGGGGCAACGACTACCAATCCACAATGGGTTGTCGGCGCGTTAGGTGGTGGTAAAACAGGTTCGGGTGTGGTGGTGTCTCAACAAACATCATTAACGATTGCCGCTGTTTATACCTGTGTGCGTATTTTGGCTGAGTCCGTTGCTGGCTTGCCGTTGATTTTATATAGACGCGATGGCCGCAATAAAGTTCGTGCGACCGACCATCCTTTATATAGTTTGTTGCATGATTCGCCCAACGATAACACCACCTCTTTTGAGTTTAGAGAGCAGCTTCAAGGCTATTTAGGCTTGTCGGGTAACGGTTATGCGTTGATTGAGCGTGATGCTAGAGGCGTTGTCAGTGAGTTGATTCAGTTAGCCAGCCACGATGTCACGCCGCGTGTTGCTCTTGATGGCCGCACGATGTTTTACGATGTGAATAATGTGGGTACTAATCTGCCATCACGTCGGATATTGCATCTAAAAGCCTTTAGTCTGGATGGCTTAATCGGGTTAAGTCCGATTGCTTATGCGCGTGAAACCTTGGGATTGTCGTTAGCGGCTGAGGGTTATGCGTCACGGGTATTTGAAAGTGATGCCACCCCTAAAGGGGCATTAACTCTGCCAACTAAACTTGACGGCCCGGGCATGAAAACCTTGCGTGATTCATGGAATGAGACTCACCGTAATAAGCGCGAAATCGCCATTTTGCACAGTGGTATGCAGTACGCACAGATTGGTATGAGCGGTGAGGACATTCAATATATTGAGAGCCGCAAGTTCTCAAAATTAGAAATAGCGTGCTTGTTTCGTATTCCGCCGCATATGTTAGCTGAGTTGGAAAAATCCAGTTTTAGCAGTATCGAACAGCAAGGCATTGATTTTATTGTTCACTGTTTACGCTATTGGTTGATTCGTTGGGAACAACGCCTCAATCATCAACTGTTGCTTCCCGAAGAACGCGGTGAATACTACTTTGAGTTCTTGGTCGATGCCTTGTCTCGTGGTGATTTGAAGGCGCGTTATGAAGCCTACAACATCGGACGCAATGGCGGCTGGTTATCAGCCAATGACATTCTCGAAAAAGAGAATAGCAACACGATAGACGGCGGTGATGTGTACTTACAACCGCTTAACATGGCCTCTGTGACCAAGACTACAGGAACTAAAGAAAATGCGTAAAGCCTTTATTGCAGACTTGGTTTTTAATCAACCACTGATGATTGAAGCGGGCAAACTCAACGTCATTTTGAGTGTTTTAGCCAGTAATCACATGGGTGAAATGGACTTAACGGCCTTGCCTAGCCCTGTTGCCGCTGCTAAACAAGCAAACTCTGCCCCGTCAGGCGCACAGATTGTGAATGGTGTCGGTATTTTGTCAATTACGGGCAGCTTGGTACATCGTGCTTCTTACTTAGATGCGTCGAGTGGTGTGCAAAGCTATCAACAATTAAGTAATAGTTTCAATGAATTGGTGCAAGACTCCAGTGTTAAAGAAATTGTCTTGGACATGAATTCGTTTGGGGGGTCTGTTAACGGTGTCTTTGACTTTGCCGACGAGATTTTTGCCGCCCGTGCCGCTAAAAAAATCACTGCCATTATTGATGAAAACGCCTATTCAGCCGCGTACCTGATTGCCAGTTCTGCCAATGAGATTATTGTGCCGCGCACGGCAGGTGTAGGCAGTATTGGCGTAATAGCCGCCCACGTTGACCGTAGCAAGATGAATGAAGGCATGGGTATCAAAGTTACGCCAATTTTTGCAGGAGCGCGTAAAAACGATTTTAGCCCCAACGAGCCGCTATCCGATGCCGCTCGTAACATTGTGCAAGACGAAGTAAACCGTAATTACAACTTGTTTGTTGAAACAGTAGCCCGTAATTTATTCACAGGCGCGGCAGGTGTTACGGCTGGGCTTGCTGACCGTGTACAAAATGCGCGTGATGCCTTGAATCAAATTATCACCGCCAATAATGCCCCTATTGTCACTGGCGGTAATTTAAGCACAGGCCGCCTACAGCGTGCAGCCACTGCTATGAAGATTTTGTCCAACTAAACCACCCGTAAGGGTTTAACAGGCCGCCTAGTGCGGCTTTTTTATTGAGAGAAATACCATGAAAGACAACCATGCCAGCCTGTTAAAAAAACGTGCCGAAGTTCAAGCACGGGTGGCTGCACTTGCTGAAATTGAAAACGCAGGTACAGATTTAACTGCCGAACAGCTTGCCGAATTCACCAGTTTAACGGCTGAATTTGAGCAACTGACCGCTAAAATTCAACGCGCTGAAGCCTCCGAACGGATGCAAGCGACTACTAGCAAGCCTGTTGGTCAAGCGTCTGTTGTGGCTCAAGACCGCCCTAAAGGTTTTGCCTTGGCCGCGATGGTGCAATCGTTGGCAGCAACAAAAGGTGATGTTCGTGCTGCCGCTAATTATGCTGACCAAACGCTAAATGCGCCTGAAATTGCCGCCGCATTAAACACGGGTACAGGTGCTTCGGGTGGTTTTGTTGTACCGCCAAGTTATACCCCTGAATTGATTGAACTGTTACGCCCTGCGTCTATTGTGCGAATGATGGGTGCGCGTTCTGTGCCTATGCCTAATGGCACAATGAAAATGCCTAAATTAGCAGGTGGTGCGACCGCTGGTTATGGGCCAGAAGGTGCTGACATTACTAAAACGGAACAAAGCTTTGGTGAGTTAAACCTCTCCAAAAAGAAATTGACCGCTTTAGTGCCGATCAGCAACGACTTAGTGCGGTTTGCCAACCCTAATGCCATTGGCATTGTGCGTGACGACTTGATTAACGCCATTGGCCAACGTGAAGACCTTGCCTTTATTTTGGGTGATGGCACGTTAAATACGCCCGTTGGTCTGCGTAATTGGGCAAGCGTGGCTAATGTGTTTGCCGCCAATGCCACGGTCAACATTCAAAACGTGCGTAATGACTTGGGCAAAATGCGCCTTGCTTTACGCGCCGCTAATTCGCGCATGATTAACCCAGGTTATTTACTGCCTGTTGCCGCCGAAGAGTTCTTAATGAATTTGTTGGATGATGTCGGCAACCTTGCATTCCCTGAAATGTCTGAAGGCCGCATTGGTAAAATCAAATACGTTTCTTCTAATCAGCTACCGTCTGACATCATGTTGGTCGATTTTGCTGATGCCATTATTGGTGAAGCCACTGGCCTTATTTTGGATGTTTCTACCGAAGCAACCTACAAAGAAGGCGCGAATTTAATCAGTGCCTTTAGCCGTGATGAAACCGTGGTTCGTGCCATTACTGAGCATGACTTTGGTATGCGTCATGCGGGCTCTGTTGCGGTATTAACTGGCGCATTATGGATTCCATAACATGGTTTTACGCCCTTTAACCGAACCTGCCAGTGAGCCTGTCTCGCTGGCGGAAGCTAGGCTTTATTGCAAGCTAAATGAAGATGATAGTAGCGAAGACGGGATAGTGTCGTTATGTATTATTAAGGCGCGTGAGCGTGGCGAGTTCTTGACGGGGCGTACTTTTATTCACCGTGATTATGAGTTACGCGCTAAATCTAATAGCTGCATTGATTTATTGCGTCCTTATATCGTTGAAATAATCAGCGTTAAATCATTGGATATAGACGGTGTAGAGACGTTAATTGCACCTACGGGCTATCGTGTTGATTACGCAAGGCTTGTGCCGCGTTTGCATATCAAAGCTCCATTAGCTTCGGGCGTTGAGTTATTGGTGACATATAGAGCGGGTTATGGTGCTGATGCCAGCTTTGTACCTGCATCTATTAAACTTTGGATGGGTATGCGTATCAATACTTTTTACGAAAACCGTCAAGCCCTGCAAACGCTATCAGTGAATGAATTGCCGCGTGATTTTGTTGATGGTTCGTTAGACCCTTTCACGATCACGCAGGTGATGTAATGGATATTGGCTCATTGCGTCACCGTGTCACCTTCCAAAAGCTCACCATGTCACGCGGTTTAAGTGGTGGTGAAAAACAAGAATGGGTTGACGTTTGCACGGTTTGGGCGCGTGTCAGCCCGTTAAGTGGCAAGTACCTATTTGCCGCTCAACAAAATCACAGTGAAGTCACAGGCACTATCGACATTCGTTACCGTGCCGACATTAACGCCAAAATGCGCGCGATGCACGAAGGCAAAATCTACAGTATTCATGCCGTCATTGACTTTGAGTTGCGCCATAAAGAGCTAAAACTCATGGTTAGCGAAGGCGTTAGTGAGTCTTAATTATGGCTACTATCAGACGCGCAAGGACGGGAAACACCGTTAATATGTATGGCTTAGAGCAATTAGAAGCCAGTATCACCACGCTTAAACGTGAAGTAGCCACTAAAATTTTAGATAAATCTTTACGCAGTGGCATGAGGATTATCTTAAAAGATGCCAAAGCCCGCGCCCCAAGAGGCACAGAAGAACACGGCTTTAAGGAACATAAAGCAAGAGTGATGGTTGCACCGGGAAACCTTAAAAGGTCGCTCAAGATGAAAAAGCGCGGCGGCAAAACGGCAACCATTGGCAAGATTCAATTCATTATTCCCTTAGATGGCCGCGCTTTTTACGGCAAGTTTATTGAATGGGGCTGGAAAACGAGAGCAGGTAATTACATCGCACCTAAAAAGCGTTTTTTAGCAGAGGCTTACAACACCAACAAAGATGCCGCCCTTGACCAAGTATCCATGATGTTGGGTGATTTAATTCAAGAAGCTGCAAAGGATGCCAACAATGCGCGTTAGTGAAGCAATTTATAAAAACCTTGCGCCCTTATTGGGTGAAAAAGGTGTGTGGCCTAACGCCGCACCTGAAGATGCCGCCTATCCAATGGTGATTTACGTTGAAGCTAACCGTGAGCCGTTAAATACATTAGATGCTGGCTTTATAAATCACGCGAAAGTGCGCGTACAAATGTATGTTTTTGCTAAAGAATTTGAAGAAGTTGAAACATTACGCGACAACATTGTCACCGTGATGTTGCAACAAACCGATTTACCTAGTTGTTTAGTGATTAGCGATCAATATCAATTTGAATCAACCGTTCAAGCACATTTGATTGTGATTGAATTTTCTATGTGGGAGCAAACAGAATGACTCAGAAGAATGTACAACATACCCAAGGCACGCGATTTCAGCGTGATAACGGTACAGGTTGGGATGATATTAGCCAATGCAAAGACATTGTACCTGCCGACATTAGCCGTACCACGATTGATGTAACAACCATCGACCAATATGACGGCAGCGAACCCGATTTATACAAGCAATATGTCGGTGGTTTGCTAGAAGCTGGTGACTGTTCGCTTGAACTTGTGTTCGACCCGCGCTCTATTTCTAATCAGCGCATTATTGAAGGTGACATCGACGCACCTGATCCTCTTCGTTATCGTATTTTATACATCGACGGTACGACTGATACATTTTATGCCATTCTCAAAAGCATGAAGCGCACTAACCCTATGGATGATGTCACGCGCCAAAGTCTGACCTTAAAAGTCAGTGGTAAGCCTGTTTATGAAGTGGCGGTGTAACCATGAGCAAATTAAAACTCGCTATTTTTGCCAGTATTTCAGCGTTGGCTTTTGAAGCGGTTGCTGTTCCTGAGTTTGCCGACAATTTGACGTTACACGTTAGCGTCATGAATGTCAGCGAGCGTGATGGTTTTGACACGGCTTATCGTGAAATACCAGAGGCCGAAAGAGCCGCTAATTTTCGTAGTTTATTAGCCATTTTTACAGTTAAAGATAGCGACAATCAGCCTGTTTTTAGTATTGACGACCTTGCCGACGTTAAAAAACTCAATTCACTGGCAATCATGCGCTTGACTGATGCCGCGTTACGCATCAACAAAATGCTTAAAGTAGATGCCGAGCAAATAGAAAAAAACTCTTAGAGCGTCCTGACCGCCAGTTTTTGTTTTTATTGGCGTTACAGTTAGGGCGCACAGTCGCAGAGTTAGAGCAAACGTTAACGCATAACGAGCTAATGGAATGGCGCGTTATCTTTGAAGATACGCATTTTGGTGAGTTGCGGGCGGATAGGCGTAATGCTGAGGTGTTGGCGATGTTGTATAACATCAATCGCGCACCTAATAAGCCAGCCATTACTTCTGATGTTTATATGCCGTACAAAGTTAAAAAGCGTGATTTAACAGACGAGCAGCTCAAGGCAAAATCAAGAGCGTTTTTTAGTAGTTTGGAATAACAAAACCCGCCAAGTGCGGGTTTTTTTATGAGTAAATTTTATGGCAGGTGTACAAATTGGCGCATTGCACGTTAGCTTGAGTGCTGATAGTGCCGCTTTTGATAAAGGTATGGACACTGCTGGTAAAAAATCTAAAGAAACAGCCGCTGGTGTTGAAAAAGATGCTGAGGGTATGGCGAGTGGCATTAAAGATGCCGCCATTGATATTGCCGCGTCGTTAGCAGCGGCTTTTGCCGTTGCCAATATGGTAGAGCGTATCAAAGAACAAATTGACTATGCCGATGCCTTAGCAGATGTTGCCGCTCGCAGCAATCAAAGTGCTGAGGCGTTAAGCGCAATGGATTATGCCTTGCATTTTCAAGATGCAACGCTAGAAGACTACACTCAAGGATTGCAAAAGCTATCTCAAAACATGGTCGCAGCTTCCGAAGGCAGCAAAGACCAAGCCGCTATTTTTGAAGCGTTACATATCAAATTGCGCGAACAAGATGGCCAGTTGCGTAACTCTGGCGACGTAATTCTAGAATTTGCTGACCAGTTAGCTGGCATGAGTAATGGTGCAACTAAAACTCAACTGGCAATGGATATTTTAGGTAAATCAGCAGGGCCAGCACTATTGCCATTTTTGAATCAAGGTAAGGCAGGCATTGAGGAGTTTACTAAAAAAGCACAAGAAATGGGCTTGGTAGTCAGTACCGACTTTAGTAATGCAGCAGGACAGCTTAATGATAATTTAGATAATTTAGCTTATGCAGCTACAGGGGCATGGCGTGTTATGGCCAGTGAATTAACCCCTGCTTTGTTAGATATTTCAACAGCATTTTTAGATGCTTCTGAAAAAAGTGATGGTTTTGCAAAAACATTAGGTGAAATAGCTTCGGTTATTACGCGAGTGGTTGCCGCTCCTGTATTGTTTTTAGGTGAAGCACTTCGCACCACGGGCGACTTTATAGGACAAGGAGCTGCCTTAGCCGATGTTGGATTTACGGCGTTTACAGCTACAGGAAAAAAAGCATTACAAGCAAGAAGTCAGTTTGTTGATATTCTTAAAGATGATACTGGATTCAAAGAGTTTAATGACAATATAAATGGCGTGGGTACTGTTCTATTAGGATTAACAGATACGGAAAGAGAAGCTATCCAATGGACTAAAACTCTAGATAGCATAATGGCGGATCTTCCTTCTGAGACTCAAAAACTAGCTACTCTCGCATTTGAAGAACGTAAAAAGCAACTGCTAGAAGAAAACGCACTCAAGGCCAAAAATGCGGTGGATGCTCAAAAAATTATTGATAAACAAATATCAGATGTTGCAAGCCTTCGCACGAGCTTAATGACTGATATTCAAGCCGAACAAGCACAATATGAAATAAAAAATACATTGTTAGAAACTGCGAATGCTAAAGCCTTTAAAAGTGCGAATGAAAAGAACCTGTTATTGCAAGGCTTAGAGCAAGCACATAATAAAAAAATGCTAGAGCTACAAGAAGCATTTGATAAGGCAAAACAAGAAAAACATAATGCGGATTTATTAAAAGAATTTGACCCTCTATTAACAGATATAGGCTATCAAGGAGCGCAAGAAAATCGGGATTATCAAGATCAACAGAATGGTAATAGCGTAAATGATGAGTTAATGGCTGATTTAAATACTAAAAATGCCCTTAAATTAGATATGCACAAAGATTTTATAGCCTCTTTTTTAACCTTAGACCAAGAGCGTGTTAATAGTTCAATCACATTAGGCGATACAGAACTAGAAGCAAAGAAAAAGCAAAACCAAGAAACGGTTGCATTTTTTCACGCTGGCCTAGCATCAATGGCACAAGGCCACGGCAAGGCGGCCAAAGCCGCGCAAGCAATTCAAAAAGCCCAAGCATTATACGAAATTGGCGTAAACACTTATCGTGCTGCAATGGGTGCGTATGCTGCATTAGCACCTATCACATTTATAGGGCCAGCACTAGGCGTAGCAGCCGCAGCCGCTGCAATAGCAATGGGCGCAAGTATGGCGCAAGGTGTTTTAAGTGGTGGAGGTGGGGCAGGTGCAATCACAGGAAGCGCACCGCCTGCATTATCAAACACTGGCGCACCAACAAGCCAAGCCGAACAACGCCAAACCGAGCAGCAAAATCAACAAATTACTTATTTAAGAATTGGCGAAAATGACGTGCTGTTAGGT